CACACCGTGAGCGGGCTCACTCCACAAGGCTTCGTCGCGAAGACTGTCGACGAGATACTCGCCGAGCTTCGCCAATCGCAGCGCTCCAACGTCGACGGCTCGCTCAATACGTCGGCGACCGGCGTCATCGCCAACTTGAATATGGCGTTTGCGCTCGAGCTCGCCGCTGCCTGGGAAGCCATCGCCGAAGTCTACGACGCACACGACCCGGTGAGCGCCGAAGGCATCGCAGCCGATGCGAACGGCTCGCTCGTCGGCGTGCCGCGGCGACCAGCGACCAAAGCACTCACGACGCTACACCTTACGATGGCGCCTAACACGCTAGTCCCCGAAGGTAGCGTCGTGTCAGACCCGACGCGCCCGGCCGTGCGGTTCGTGACGCTCGCCGATGCGCTCACGTCGACGACTTCGACGAGCTTCGACGTCGCCGCGGCCGCGGAGACCGCCGGCACGCTCACGGCCGGCGCCAACACGCTAACCAAAATCGAAAGCCCGGCATCCGGTTGGACAGCCGTCACGAATCCAGCGACCGCCATTCCAGGTCAAGACGTCGAGACGGACGAAGAGTACCGCATCCGCCAAGCCGAGCTGCGCGCGACAAGCGAAGGCTCGACGCTCGCCGGCATCGTCGCCGACGTGCGGCTGCTTCCGAATGTCATCACCGCGGCCGGCTACGAAAACACATCCGACGTCACGGTCAACCTGCTACCGCCGCACTCATTCGAAATCGTGGTATCCGGCGGCGCCGACGCGGCGATCGCGCAATCCATCTGGCGCAATAAACCCGCGGGCATCGAGACCTACGGCACGACCACAGTCACGATCACAGACAGTGAAGGCGTGACGCATCCGGTGCGCTTCTCTCGCCCCGTCGACAAGATTGTCAACGTCAACTACGCCGCGACCATCGACGCAAGCTATGTCGCCGGCAGCATCCGCTCGACGCTCGAGCAAGCCAGTGTCGACATCACGAGCCCGGCGCACTTCGCCATCGGTGCGCCCGTCTATCTCGTGCGGCTGCTCGCCATCGCATCCGAAGTGCGCGGCGTCGTGAACGTCACGCTCGACATCGCGCTTGCGCCGGCGCTGCCGCCGGATGCCGTGCCGACTTCGCCCGATAACGTGCTGCCGGTGTCGACGCGCGAAGTCGCGACATTCACCGGCGCGAACTGGGTCGGCCCGTGACGCTCGAGCACAACGCGCAAGTCGTCGCGCAAGGTCAAGCGCTGCCGATTTACGACCTGCGCACGCCGAAGTTTCTCGCGTTGCTCGGCACCTATCTCGAGCAGATTCAACAGCTCGAAGACGCCGTCTACGACGTCTTCGTCGGCACCATGTTGCCCGGCGCCGAAGGCGATGCGCTCGACATGCTCGGCGAGCTCGTCGGCCAACCACGCGCCGGCCGCGACGACGAGACCTATAAGATATGGATATCGGCGCGCGTCATGCTCAACAGCTCGAGCGGCCGGCCGCCTGACATCTTGGGTATTGCTCGCACCATCATGCCGCCGGCCGGCACTGTCTTACTCACAGAGTATTTCCCCGGCGCATTCAAGCTCGAGCTTATAGAGCTGCCGGCGGCGACTACGGCCGTGCAGCTGCATGACCTATTCAATGAAGCAAAGGCGGCCGGCGTGCGCATTGACGTCGCGTATTCGGCGCTACCCATCGGCGAGCAGTTCACGCTCGGCGCCGCCGCAGTTACGCCTGACATCAACGTGTTTCAAGGCTTCTCCGACATCGCGCAAACAACCGGCGGCGCGCTCGCTGGAGTGGTGTAGCTATGGCAATCACACTCACGTTCGACCAACCCGGCGCCGGCATACCATCCGGCAGCATCGACCGCGGCCGCACTGACATCAAGAGCACGGGGCCCATAAGCTCGCCGCGCGCGCATCCGGTGACTATCACTGTCGGCTCGATTCCGACGGCCGCGCTCGTCGACGTCGTGCTGCTCGACGAGCCGCCGGGCGCTAATCCGCTCTTGACCGAGCTCGCGCCGGGCAACTGGACGCTCGAGTTCGACGTCGGCTGTTGGGGGCCTTTCCGTGTGCGCGTGACTGCGACCGCAAGCGGCGAAGTTGTGTCGTCTGTCACGCGACGCATAAGCATTCGGTCGCCCGGCTACCACATCGACTATCCGGGGCTTGCGGAGCGGTACGATCCGAATGCGACTCTCGTGCCGACCGTGCCATCGGTCGAGCTCACGGAGATGAATGAAGGCTCGACGAATCGGCCGCTCGTCGACTTCCATCGGCAGATGGTCGAAGCCATCGAAGGCGGCGGCAGCGGCGGCGGCGGTGTCATCCCGGACGGCAGCATCACGGAAGAAAAGCTCGCGCCCGAGCTCTCCGACAATCTACTGCGCGCCGACGGCACGATACCGTTTACCGCAAGCCAAAATGCCGCCGGGCGCACGGTCGCAAATCTCGGCATACCGGCGGCGAGCGGCGACGCCGTGCCGCTCGCGTATCTCAATCTCTCATTTGCCGTATCCGGTATCCGGCCGCCGTGCAGGCTCGTCGCGACGACACCCATCACTGCTTCGAATACGCAAGTCATCGATTCGAAGCCGACTGTAAACGGCGACCGTGTGCTGCTCACCGGGCAAGCGTCGCCGACGGACAACGGCATCTTCGTCGCCAATGACACCGGCGCATGGGTACGTAGCGCCGACGCAGCGACGAACGCGCAGATGCAACCCGGCTTTGTCGTCTTCGTCACCGACGGCACCGAATACGCGGAAAGTGGCTGGATTCTGGCGACCGACGCGCCGATCGCGCTCGGCACTTCGCCGCTCAACTTCACACGCTTCACGGGCGCCGCCCAACTCGTCGCCGGCGCCGGCTTGACGAAGACTGCCAACACGGTCGACGTCGTCGCGCACGCCGACGGCTCAATCGCCGTGTCTGCAGACGCCGTGCAGGTCGGCACGCTCGCGACCGATGCGCAGCACGGCAGCCGTGGCGGCGGCGCGCAGCACGTCGCAGCGACGCCGAGCGTCGCCGGGTTCATCTCGGCCGCCGACAAGACCAAGCTCGACGGCATCTCGAGCGGCGCCGCGGCGCTCGCGAGCTCGGCGCCGGCCAACGTCGGCACGGCCGCCGCTGTCGGCGTCGGCACGACGGCTGCTCGAAGCGACCACGTGCACGCGCACGCCGCGCAGACCGACGGCACGCTGCATGCCGCTGCGACGCCGAGCGTCGCCGGATTCATCTCAGCCGCCGACAAGACGAAGCTCGACGGCGTCTCGAGCGGCGCCGCGGCGCTCGCGAGCACGACGCCGGCGGCCGTGGCATTTACGGGCGCGGTAGGCGTCGGCACAACAGCCGCTCGAAGCGACCACGTGCACGCGCACGGCGCACAGACCGACGGCACGCTGCATGCGAACGCGACGCCGGCGGTCGACGGCTTCATGTCCGCCACGGACAAGACGAAGCTCGACACGGTCGCGACGAGCGCCGCGGCGCTCACGGCAACCGCACCCACGCAAATCACTGTCACGACCGCGGCCGTCGGCGTAGCGACGGCTGCCGCGAAGGGCGACCACGTGCACAGTGTGTCCACGGGCGCGCCGTCGGCGCTCGCCGTCGCTGGCACGCAAAGCACCGGCTCGGCGACGTCGCTCGCTCGAAGCGACCATCAGCATGCGATGCCAGACGTCGCGACGGCGAGCGTGTCGGGCTTCCTATCGGCCGCGGACAAGACGCGGCTCGACGGCATGGCCACGGGCGCCGCGGCGCTTACGTCGACGCTGCCGGTCAACGTCGACAACGGGACTAACGCGGTCGGCGTCGGCACGACTGCCGCGCGGCACGACCACAAGCACACCGTGACCATCGGCACACCGGTCGCGCTCACGGTCGGCGGCGCCAACGCGCAAGGCGCCGCTACGTCACTCGTACGCAGCGATCACACGCACGGCATGCCGGCACTCGTGACCGCGAGCGTCGACGGCTTCATGGCGGCGACCGACAAGAGCAAGCTCGACGGCGTCGAAGCCGGCGCGCAAGTGACGAGTTTCGCGCGCGTGCAGACCGCGCTCGGTCTGGCGAGCTCGCCGGTTAGTTTCAACACACAAAAGATTACAAACGTAGTCGACCCGACGGCCGCAC